GGGCGCTTGTCTTCAATGCGAACTATTTGGCCCTCATCCCACAGAGTCATCCTATCAGAATCCTCTTCACCCTCATCCATCATTGGTGCTTGCGGCTGTTTGTATTTTGCAACTTCCATGCCATTTTCTTGAGGTAGAATGTCATGCTCGCCGGTCACACCAAAGCCATCGCTAGATTGTGGCGCCATTTCCTGTCCAGGCATTTGTGGCTGTCCATCCATCTCTTGACCCATTGGAGGTTGTTGCATGTCACCCATAAGTTGTTGCTGCAATTCCATCATCTGATTCTTTTGATTGACGTCACGTGACTTTTCAATCAATTCATCCATCTCTTCTTGGTTTAATACATTGCCGTTGGAAAGTTTATAAAGCGTATCTTTTTCATATTTACGTACAAAATGGTCAATAATGGATATGGACTCATCATCTGCCCATGTAAAGGGATCGTCCGTTTCATCAGGCTGAACAGCTAAGGCTATTTCCTCTTTACTGGCAGCAATGCTATTTGTTTTTAAGATTTTCTCTTCAATGTCCTTGCCATAAACGTCTTTAAATTTAGCGCGAGTCATGCGTGAGATATAGCCACACAACGTACCATCCGTTTTGTTAATGGATTCCGCGCCAATATCCCAGTAACATCGCGTTGCGTCCTTGAAGTGATAATATTCAATGTCTAAGTCAAATGATTTGGAATGAATGTAATCAGTTCCCAGGCAAATGGCACCAAACCCACCAATGGCCGCTTGTCCCGCAGCCACTTGGTAGGCTGTTGTTGCATTGGTTGAAAACATAATGTCTTTAGTCATTATTTCACGAAGGTGTGCCGTTTTCTCATCACATCCCGTCATTGGAACTACTTGTAATTGAGGCGTGTTTTGTTGTTGCTCGCCAAGAAGGCTATTGGACATGGTGCCGAGTTTATTGGCTGTAAGCGGGACTTTGCGAAAGGTCTTTATCATGTCATCTTCTTCGTCTTTTTCCCACTGATTTCCTAGGACGAATTGATGCATAATGTGATATAAATCGATATTTTGTTTAAATCCACCCCGCCATTTTTCACAGGCAATACGGGCTTTGCGAGCTATTTTCTCGTTTTCTCTGGCCATTTCAATCCCTTAATTAGGTCTATGTAAATAATCCGTACTTACAACTTTAAATTGTCACAATGCACATCTAATAATTCTTTAAATTCTAAATCATCAAGCCAGCTTCCTGATACATTGCCACCGTGACTAGTAATATGCTTATCATCCAGTAAATATTCTACAATCCACATCAATGCATCTACATTTTTCGAAAGCAATTCTTTCAAGGATAAATCATAATCGCTATACCAGGTATTAATGTCATTTTTGCAATCACTTCGTGCTTTTATTTTCAAATCTAGTATGGATTTTATTAATATAAAGCATTTTTCTGGAGCTCCGCAGCCGCAAAATCCCAGACGCTTATGTATTTCGTTTTCAATGTCATCCTGTATATTCTCAGCCACATCATAATTTAACTTTTCACAATCCCAGTTGGTGCAACCATCCATATCTTTGAACGAATAATAATTGCCGCCACACAATTTACAAGGCCATTTAATCAAATCAACATTCCCGCAGTATGATCAGGCAATCGATTCACCTGATACCCCCCATCAACCACATATTCACCACCGTAAAATGTAAGCATCAATGCGTCTGAGGTATCAGGGGATAGCATTCCCCTGGCCTTGGCATCAATCTTGCTTTCTATTTGTAATCTATCGCTAGAATCATATTTATATCCAAGTCCACACAAATCAGTTTGTAGCTCATCCGAATCAGGTATTTCCACTGGCATGTCTTGCAAGAGCCATTCGCGCCCTCTATCCCATAATTCAGCCCGGCAATTCCTGTATTTATGTGGTTCTTCTGCCTTTGTGGCCACGTTAACACCAATCACTATGTCAGTGTAGCCTAATTCATGCAGTCTATCGACTACACCAGCACCGATACCAATACAATCAATGCAAACACGTTTGGGGTGCTCTTTTTCTATAATACGCTTTATAATACCTGCAAGTTCCATGGTATCGATATGATAATGTTTTTCGAGTTTATAGGCTTTACGTCCACGCCTACGAATAATAGCGGTTCGGTCATCACCCATGCGCGACGGGTCAACCCCTATTACAAGATTGGATTGACTCTCAACTTCGGTTTTGCGCGCTTTTTGTACTGATTCTACATTGATAAACGTATCAGTAATTGAGGATAGAAACGCCTCATCATCCGTGAAGGGGTACTCTTGGCGAAACTTCCTGCATTTCTGCTCATAGTCACCTTTGATGTCTTGCATCTTAATCCGACGCCAATTCAAATGGCCTGTTCTTAGTCCATTAGCACCAAACTTTTCAAGCCATTTCTTTTCCTCATCATGAGGGATGAATTTATCATCCTCAATGCAATATTCATCTTGCCAATACCAGGGCACAAAGATTGCTTGATAGCGACTAGAGCCATTCTTTGCGGCCTGCCAGTCGGCATAGAAATCATTTGATTGTCCATTGGCAGTAGATTCTTTAATGACTTCAGTGTCGGCAATTTCTGCCACCGTATTCATGAGACCCATGCCAATTTTTGCCGCGTCTTTGTAGAAGGCATATTCTGATAGGTGTAGATACTGATTGGTCATTCCACGCCCCACCTCAACACTCCCGGCTGTACCTACGCGATAGCCTGAGCCAAGATTGCTGTACATTAATGTATTGTCATTCTTCTTATCTGGTTGAGGGAATAGGGATTTATCTAGGTTTTCACTGTAGCACTTGGTCATCTCGAATAGTGCGCGTGTTGAGTCTGCGTGATGTGTTAGGATAAATGCTTTCTTGCCGCGCTTAGTGACAATCTTGTGAAAGAAGCGGGCTTGTACATAGGTTGAGACGCCTTGCTGGCGCCCTTTTAGGATTAGAGCACGAATCTTTCCGGTTGCTGCGTATTGGGCCTCTAGGCGATCATGTATGTATTGCTGCGCTCGGTTGAGCTCGAAGTTGCGCTCTGTACCTGATTTGTCATGAATTATAAGAAAGTTTTTAGCGAATGAGGGTAATGCTTTTAGTATGCGAATTAACTTTTCTTCTTGCATGCAGCATAAATCCTTTTAGTGTTTCTTATCCTTCATAACATACATAATTATGACCAATAAGACCGCTTCAAAGCCATCAGCTGATGATAGCAACGTGTGAAGCTCTGTGTTATCAATTTTGCCATCACTTAACGCTGCTATGAAGTTGGTAATAAACGTTATGAAGCATAGTACCGCAGGAACAGATAGAATCAAATGGGGCTTTTGTTTAATCTTTTGTCGTAGTTTATTCATGACTATCCTTTGGTGCTAGTCAATCAGTTGGTCACAACGTCTATCCATGTTTTCTATTCTGAAAATTGCATTCACTCCACCAATCTATCAATTAATTTCTCTACAATGCTATCACTAACTGATTTAGTATCGTTAGTTTCACGCCATTTAGCCCGGGTTTTTAGCCAAAATATCATAGCTGTTAAATCATCACCTTCGGTTGCTTTTCTAAACAATCGATTTGCAACCTTAGCATTGGCTCGTACTACACTATTATCTAGTTCATCCCGATAGTATTTAGCAAGAGTATCTACACAAATACCTATATGTGCTGCAATTTCCTCTTGTGTATTGCCAAAGCTAACAAGTGCGGCTACCTCGCCTCTACTGCGCTCTGTTGGTACGTGGGGGGTTGGATCTGGCATCATGCCTCCAATACGGCTTTTTTGCCGCTATAGTTTTCGTATCTCTTGATTATAACGTCACAATATTTTGGGTCTAGCTCCATCATAAAACATTTACGCTTTAATTTCTCGCATGCTATTAAGGTTGAGCCGGAGCCACCGAATAAATCCAATATAATTTTGCATTTTTTATGATTACTAAGAGCTCGTTCAGCCAAAGCTACAGGCTTTTGAGTTGGGTGTACATATTCAGTATCTTTGCTAACTTGCCATAAATCAGACTCATTTTTAATATCTTTATCTATTTTTGCATTTGTTAGGCAAAACTCATGTTGATGACGATAACCGTTACCCAATCCAAAATTGTTTTTTGCCCAGACAATGCAAGCAGTAAAGGGCAATAATGATTGTAATAATCCGTAGAACTTCCAGTTGCACCAAACGTAATAAGGTGCGTCTATAGTTGTAATGATAGATGCAATAGAACCAATAAAACTCTCAAAGTCTTTAGCATCTAAGTCGTCGTTAGCAATAACATCAAACTTTC